GACAACTGGCTGGAGACCAAATACCGCGATGCACTTGCAGCACTGGAGACGAAGCAAATGACATTAGAGGAAAACAAACGAAAGGCACTGGCATTAGTCGGTCGGGGCGTCGCATGTGAGGTTAACATGGAGAACGTCATGGCGCTAACGACAGCGCTGAAATACGTAAATGACCAGCACGAAGCCTTCCGGCAAGAGGTGAGCGATGCGGTGGAGGCGGTGTTAGACCGATATTACGTCCTTAACATAGAGGATATGCTTTCCCACCTCATCATCCCCAAGCCCAAGCCCGACCCGCTGGTGGATGTGGTGAAAGAGGTAACTTGGTACGATAACGAAATCACGGCCAAGGAACTCCGCGCCGCACTGGAGCAAAGCAAATGATGATTGATATAAAACTAAATGTAGATCAGCTAGACTACATTGTCCGCGCATGGCTGAAGGAAACACTAAAGTCAGTGCAATACAACGCAGCGCGTGAATATGTCCACCCCGACGACGTTAAGACATACAAGAAAGACATCAAGGCGTTGAAGTGGATATTGGCTTACATTGGAGACGAACGATGACAAGTGAAGAGTTCAAAGCAACACGCGAAAAGCTAAAGATGACACAAGGCCAGCTTGCCTATAAGATAGGGCTGTCTGAAAGGTCGGTTAGATACTACGAGCACGGCGGTCGATCCGTCCCCGCTCCGGTGTCTATCCTCTTAGAGACGTTTCTAAGGGGTCTGGAGCGTGCATAGCTACAATCGGGATAGCTACCTAGCAATCGCCCTCTATGCCTCTCTATGGGCTTTATACGGGCTTATAGAACTATATAAAGGATAAGACATGGCTGGACATATTAAACGCCGCACGATTGCATCGAACTTGGATAAGGTTGGCGAAACTGTTTTGCTGGAGAAGATTGCTTCCGGCCTGACGATGGCTGGCCTCGCTCGTGAACTAAAGATTAGCAACCTATCCCTCTACCACTGGATACGCAAAGAGCCAGAACGAGAGGAGAGGTTCAAGCAGGCCAGAGCAATCGCTGCCGACCAATGGGCCGATGAGTGCCTCGACATTGCCGACGCCTCGGACAACACCTCGGCCAACGCCGACCGCCTCAAGATTGAGACGCGCAAATGGTTGGCTGGGGTTGCTGCTCCAGAGAAGTTCCAAGCCAAGCCGACCACAGCGGTTCAAGTGAACGTAAACCAACTACACCTTGATGCACTGCGCCAGCTAAACTTGGCGTCGTCAAACCATGACGGGTCTAATCCACATACCCTCGACGCCGATGAACCAGAGATCACCATAGACATCACGCCCTCAAAGCAAGTCGGCTCACATAACCTCGATGCGGACGACTTGCCCGATGTGTTTGACGAGGATTAACGGAAAACTGCCATCCGTGCATGGTTTGCCCCTTTCGGGCCGGGTTTGACGAAATCCGTGCACGGTTTGGCCTCTTTAAAAATGGCTGTTTTCTGCCATCCGTGCATGGTTGGGCCAGAAGTGCATGGTTTTCCTAATAACGTCCTATACATTTTGGGTATATACAATTACTATATATACCTATTGTATATATAAATACCCTGCTATATAGGGTGCAAACGGGCAATCACTATGCACTTCCGGCCCAACCGTGCACCGATGGCTGTTTTCTGCGGGTTTCCGATCACGCCAAACCATGCACGGATTATTCAAACTCGGCCCAACCCGGCCCGAAAGGATTTTACGTGACCATACACCAAACTTTGAAAGAGACATTCGATTACGACCCGGACACCGGTGCGCTGACCTACCGCAAGCCAAGAGGATCACTTCCCGCCGGACGACCAGCGGGCACGGCCACCAAGGGTGGCATTTCTGTTTTGCTTGCCGGAGGACATACGGTGGCCCACCGGATCATCTGGAACATCATTACAGGCGAATGGCCGCAGCACCCTGTCCGCCATGTCAATGGCAACAAACTGGACAACCGCTGGGATAATTTAACTGTCGCCGCTCCTTTACGTGAGCGCGATCCGGTGAGCCGCAAGCCAATCAAGTCCGTTACTAACCGCCGTGTTGCACATGGCGTGGGTCGTGTCGTTTTCGCTAAGAGGGGCGTGTCGCTATTCGAAGCTAACGCTATCATCGACAAAGAGCGTGTATTTCTCGGCCGGTTTGAGACAGAAGCCGAGGCGCGTGCAGCGTTCAAAAGTGCAACGGGCTACAACGCACCCGGCAGTCTGTAAAAAAAGAGGGGGCGCTATGCCCCCTCAACTTTTTGTATGAGCCTGTCGAGAAACCATCGGGCCTTTTTTAAGTCCTCAATGGGCTTCCCCTTCTTCTCATATCGCCACAGATATTTCATCACACTACCCTTGAGGTATCCAGCATATGCCTCCGGACCCATCGACGCTTCGATCCCTTCGATGGCCTCGATGCCACCGGAGTTATAGTGCGATGGGCTATTGACTACATCCACGTAGTTTCCCACCGCATCACCCGTCATGCCCTCCACTACGCCAACACAAAGTGTCTCGGCGTTCAGCGCATCCCTAATCTCTTTGTATCTCATAAAGTCTTCTCCATACATCACGCCTCTCCTTCCCCGCCTGCTTTGAAGTTAATCTGAACGCCGAAGAAATCCTCCGAGCCTTCATCTATCATGGCGTTGATAACCATGAGGTCTGCATCGCCAATGAGAAGTTCAAGGCCACGGAACACACGCTTCGTTCGTGTCGCCCGGTCCCTTGTGGGTTCATAGCCATGCGTCTTCATCTCTCCATTGAACTTACGCTGCGACCACTCCTTGCCCTTGGCTTCGTTGTTATCCCTGCACCAGTCACGGAAGTCATTGAACGCCTCGTTGGTAGTCATCTCATTGTCAACGCCAGCCACGCAACGCTCCGTAATCCAGCGGGCCAATGCGTCCTCTCCTGCGAGATACTCATCAGTAGCTTGGATAACGACCTGTGGCGGGTTCAATCCTTGCGACATCCAAGCCTTCGCACCTTCGATAACCCACGCCAAGATGGCTGGGTATTCTTCTTTCAGCTTATCGGGCAGGTCCATGTCCTTGCGGATGGGCTTGGTATCAAAAGGTATGAGGTGCATACGACGCCGCATGGCGTCATCGACGTTAGTTATCTCTGGCTTCGTGTTGCCCGCAATGACCAACGTGAACTGCGGATTGAACTCGAACAAGTCCTGCCGCATGAAGCGCGCACTGATCTTGTCCCCGCCAGTCAAACTCTTGACCTTCGCCTCGTCCCACCTGCGTGACGGGTCAATCTCCTGCGCGTGAACGAGCCGAGCGCCCATCAACGACGCCAACTCTGTAGGATGGCGCTGATTGTTCGACGCCAAGAAAACGTCCGCGCTGGCCACGGTGGCATAATCGCCAAGGATATTGCCTATCGCTCCGAGGAAGGTTCCTTTGCCATTGCCCCCCGAACCATGCGCAAAGGCAAGGATGTGCTCCTTAGTAGACCCCGTAGCCGAATAGCCAGCCAACCTTTGAAGGTATGTGATTAACTCACTGTCACCGTTGCACGCCTCATTGAGAAACGCTTGCCATTGCGGGGCTGGCTTGCTGAAGTCTGCCTCGACCGATGTGCATTTTGTGCACATGCGAGAACGGTCATGCGCCAGCAATGCCCCTGTCTTCAGGTCCACCATCCCCGACCGGGTGTTGAGGATATAGATGTCCGCGTCTAGCTGCTCGGTGGTGGCCTGCATTGACGGCTCGACTGCCGCCAGCTTCGCCACGTTTGCAATCACATTGTATGACGCCACACGCTGCGCGATCCGCTCAGCCTTTTGCGGGCTGTCGATTTTGTCCAGCGCCTCGGCTGACGCTTGCGCGCAAACCTTGCGGACGATGGACAGGTGCTTGTTCGCCACGTCCTTGGCCCACTTGTTGCCATCCCATGCGACCCAGCCCATGCCGCCCACAACGTATCGAATATCCGAAACGTGTAACCGAGCAACGCGCTGCGCCAAAGCAATGTCGCTATACTCAATCGGTGTTTCCCCGGCTGAAGCTACCATGCCAAAGTCTTCGTCGTCAAAGTCCGATACCTCGAACTCATCGACCTCGCGCTTATAGCCAAAGGCTGCGGCCTTACCCGCCAGCCAGTCCCAACCCAACTCATAGGGCGGGTGCATACGACCGAAGTCTGCCTCGATAGTATCGAGCGAGTTGACCCCGTCCTCCCAACGCTCGGCCCACGATGCGAAAATCTCGAACGCATCTGGCTCATGGTCTGGGCCACACGCCGCCTTGATGGCATAGCCCATGCGGATATAGTCATCACGGTCGGGGAAGTTCGTCGTTGTGTTCGGGATGGCCGCTACCGCTGCCGCTACATGGGTGACACTTGGTGCGGTGAGCGACGCTTGGTCCACCGACTGCCGCTCGACCGCCTTCTGCGCCGTCTTATCCGCGTGGATAATCTCGCAGCCCATCATCTCCAACGTCTCCGTCAGGTCAAGAAAGAACTGCTCAATCTTTTCCCGCGTGACCTTCTTCAACCCAGCCGGGCCACGTTGCGTCAGGTCCACATCAAGACTGTATGGTTCCTTAGTGATAGGGTGAATACCGGCGATGACATACTGCTGCCCGTCACCTAGAAATTCTACAAGCTGCTCGACGCCCCTGTCATCCCGAAACCGCACCTGCATCCGGCCTATCTTATCGTCGGTGCGATACATGAACAGCCGCTTGGGATAACGGCCGATACGCATCGGGGCTTTGCCCAATGCCTTGACCGCCATATCACCAATGACCCTAGCCAGCCCCTCGTTAACAACATCAATGTCAACAGCAGGATATTTGCTTGCCTTCAAGCCGATATTAGCATGGCTGCGGTCCCACCTTTCAACGTCATTCGGCGTTGGCGAGTAGTCCTGCCAGCCGTAGCCGCCCCATGTGCCCTGCGCATTCAGCCGACCGGGTGCTTTGCCTGCCTGATCCGCTTGGATTTTAGACATGGCCGACAACTCAGCGTTCGGCGGAATAACGGACACGAGATCGGTGAAGCCAATCTCATACAGCGTTTTAAATTTCATCAGTGCAATTCCCTTTTTTCAATTTTGTCCCGCTTCTGCATCAGCATATCTATCGCTGCGTCTATGGCATAGACCGCAAAGTCAGGTTGGGCTTCGTTTAGCAGTGTATACGCGCCGGTTGTTATTACTACGCCGCGTTCAAAGTCTTCTTCAAAACCGATTATGAATACTGGAACAAAGTCAACTTGTTGTTCTTCGTCGTTCCATCTTACCTTGTCCATTACTAGACCCCTTTGGCATCACCTCGGCCAGTGTATGAAGCCCGATTGTCCTCATGGATTTGCTCCGTGGTTCTGTCAGGCATGAGCGACTGAGCATATACAAGAAGTTCGTAAGCATCAATCTTACCTTCGATACATATTATGTTGCCATCTCGCTTGGCATATCCTCGTGTGTTGTTGGCGATCCAGTCGGCCAGTTGCGATGCTATTACCTGTTTCATTTCAAATGATCTCCTTCTGCGATACGATCCGCCAGCCAGCGGGTGTTGCGTTCAAACATGTTCATCTTGCCAGAGCGAAGCCAAGCAATGATTGCTTCTTTCTCATTCACGACGGGCGTTTTCTCTTCAGTAGTTTTTATAAGACGTGTCATTATGTTAACTCCTTAATGGTGAACCCTTTTATTTTGGCGTAAGCGATGAGGTCATCGAGCCACATCACGCCTTTTCCTGAGACAAAATACTGATTGATGCCTCGATGTGGCACATTCTTAACGTCGCCCCATGTGTGAGACGACTGCTCGTACATCCGTATGTCCGCACGATGGACCGACTGGTGGGTGCGGCGCAGAAAGTGCGCAGCTTCAGCAGCAATCAGTTTTGTTTGGCCGTTAAACTCCCGCTTGGAAACTGCGCCACCTTCCTCAATCTTGAGCGGAACGGACTTCGCGTTTCGTGTTTGCCATTCCAACTTCGACAGGGAAGTAAGCCCTGCTTCTTTAAGCCAACCTATAACTGTTGCGCGGTCGGTGTTGTATAACCGCATAAGTTCGGCGCGGGTCATAGTCGGGGCCATCTTGCGGAAGGTAGGCGGGATAGCCTTCACCGATCCGCGTGCATCGACAACAATCTCCGTCAGTTGGAGTTCATTAATCCAACGAGTAACTACCGACCTAACGCGGCCGTAATGTTTAACGAGTTGCGTTACGTTCATAGTCTGCGCCATCTCCTGTAAATCATCCGGCGGTGGCGCTTTCTGCGGAATAAAATCCCGCTTCAGCCCTAGCTTCCTACGCCGACTGTCAACTGCGTCAACAGTACGACCAAGCGCCTGCGCAATCTGCGCGTGCGTCAGGTTATTCTCGTAAAGTCCCGTGAGTTTAGCGTCCTCTTCGGGCCGCCATGAGGTAAAACTGTTGTCCATAATCTCCCTTGCATTCCTGTTGCCCTTCTTGGGTGGCACAGGTTGAATATCGAATGCAAGAACTTTTTTTAGTTGACGACCCTATGCGACTTGTGCCAGCTACGGGGAAAGCAAACGTGACACCGACAAAAAAGAGGGAAAGAACATGGTAGTGAGCATCGACTTCGAGACGCGCAGCGCCGTCGATCTTCGCAAGACAGGCGTCTATGAATACGCCGCTGACCCATCGACTGACATCTGGTGCATGGCCTACAAAGCGCCGTGGTCTGACGACGTGCAGGTGTGGTTGCCGGGCGATGAGGTAGATGCTCACCTCGAAGATTGGATTATGGCAGGCGGATTGCTCTCGGCATGGAACGCCAACTTCGAACGCACGATTTGGAACGAGGTCATGGTCGGTCGCTATCAATGGCCCCGCACCACCATTAAGCAATGGCGCTGCACGATGGCGCAGGCCAGCGCGATGGGTCTGCCTCGTGCACTAGGCCAAGCGGCCGCTGTGCTTGGTGTTCAAGAACAGAAGGACAAAACTGGCGCGGCCCTTATGCTCCGGATGGCACGGCCACGTAAGGTGAACGCCGACGGCAGCTACACATGGTGGGACACAAAGGATAAATTAGATACGCTAGTAGCGTATTGCCGACAGGACGTGCGAACGGAACTGTCCGTCGCCGAGACACTGAACGCAATGCCTGACAGTGAACGTCGTCTCTATCAACTTGACCAGCGCATCAATGACCGAGGCGTGGCCCTCGACGTTGACCTAGTGCACCGCGTCAAAGCACTGGCGGGAAATGCCAGCATAGAAATTGATGCAGAAATTCAACGGCTCACCAAGGGCCAAGTCAAAGCCGCAACAAACGGGATGGACTTAGTTGCTTGGCTTACCAGCCACGGGATTGTCACCAAGTCGGTTGACAAGCAGACCGTTGCCCGGCTGCTAGCCCATGACCAACTGCACCCAGTAATCCGTCAGGTTCTTTTGCTCCGACAGAACGGAGCCAAGTCCAGCACGGCCAAGTATGATGCGATGCTGCACGCGGTCAACGCGGACGGACGGATGCGCGGCCTTCTTGTTTATCATGGCGCGGCAACTGGCCGCTGGTCGGGCAAGTTGGTGCAGCCGCAGAACTTCCCACGTCCGCAAAAGAAACAAGACGAGTTAGATGTAATCATCGCCAAACTTAAAGCGGATGAGGATGTGTCGGAGCATGGGGCCGGAACGGTTCTGGCGTCCGACCTGTTGCGTTCTATGCTGATAGCCGACGACGGCCACCGGCTTATGTTCGCCGACTACTCAGCTATTGAAGCCCGCGTTCTTGCGTGGGTAGCAGGACAGAACGATCTCGTTGAGACGTTCCGAAAGGGGGGAGACGTGTATAAAGATATGGCATCGGCTATCTATAATAAAAAGGTGGAGGACGTAACCGACGCGGAGCGACAGGTGGGAAAATTTTCAGTTCTCGGTGCAGGTTTCGGAATGGGGGGTAAACGTTTTGCCGAGCAGTGCCGGACAATGGGCATCGTCATGGATGACGAGGAAGCTAAACGCGTTATATCTGTCTATCGTGAGAAGAACAATCGGATTGCGCAATACTGGCGCGACATCGAGCAAGAATTTGTAGAGATGGTTAAGGAAGCGGGACGTGTTGGGACGATCCCGCTTGCCTTACCTAGCGGGCGGTCGCTTACGTACCACAATCCGCGCATCATTCAGCGAGAGACACCTTGGGGGGCAATGCGGGATACAGCGCAAGTCGATACGCTGAACAGTGTGACGCGTCAGTGGGTGTCTCAGATTATCTGGGGCGGTCTACTGACAGAGAATGTGGTGCAAGCAACCGCCCGCGACCTGATGGCCACGGCCATGATGGCGTTGGAAGTCAAGGGCTACAACGTAATCCTGTCCGTACACGATGAAATCATTAGCGAAGTGCCAGAAGATTTTGGTTCGCTTGAGGAAATGATTGACATCATGACACAAGTTCCGGCATGGGCACAAGGCTGCCCAATCAACGCCGAGGGCAAAGAAGGGAAGAGGTATCGGAAATGACAGCACACGCTAAGTTTGGCGCGTCGAATGCAAAGCGCCGCATCAACTGCCCCGGCTCACTCAACGCCGAGGCTCCGTTCCCTAACGAGAGTTCACCCTACGCCGAACTTGGTACAGCGGCGCACGAACTGGGTGAGTTCTGCTTAATCAATGGGCATGAAGATGCCTTCGCCTTCATTGGCAAAGAGCACAACGGCCACAAGGTTGACGACAACATGGCCCGTGCGGTGCAGGTTTACATCGACTACATACGAGATGTAGCCGCATCGGAACCAAGCCTGTGCCGCTATGAGAAACGCTTCAGCCTAGATAAACTCGATCCGCCCATGCCGATGTTCGGCACAGCGGACTGCATCATCTACGCCAAAGCAACGGGCACGCTCTACGTCATCGACTATAAGCACGGCCAAGGTATCGCGGTTGAAGTTGCCGACAACGAGCAGCTTAAATATTATGCGCTCGGAGGCATATTAGAGATTGGCGACAAGGCTCCGGTCAACAAAGTTATAACGGTCGTTGTACAGCCACGCGCCATGCACCCCGACGGGCCGGTGCGGGAGTACAGCTACAGCCGTGACGATATTATGGACTTCGGCACAGAACTTATTGACGCAGCGTATGCGTCTCTGAAGCCAGACGCACCGCGCATCTCTGGCGACCATTGCAAGTTCTGTCTAGCAGCGGGAACCTGTTCGGCCCTGCGCAACAACGCCCTTGAGATTGCACAAGACGAGTTCGGCACAGTACGAACCGTCAATGACCTAACTCCACAGGAAATTGCGGACTATCTCGAAAGAGTTCCGCTGATTGAAGAATGGATTAAGTCTTTGCGCCGCCATGCCAATAGCCTGCTTGAAACTGGCGGGGCGCTTCCCGGCTACAAGTTAGTTGAGAAACGACCGACACGTCGCTGGCGTGTTGAAGAAGAGTTTGTGGCTTGGGCCACACAAGAAGGTCTCGATGACGACGACATCTACGAAAAGAAGTTGAAGTCGCCACCGCAGATCGAGCGCGTCGTGGGCAAGAAGAACTTGCCGACATCGCTCGTCATAGCTGTATCATCCGGCACATCAATGGTCGCTGATACAGATAACCGTCCGGCTGTAGCCTCGTTGGCCGCAGACGACTTTACCGTTGAATAAGGAAACACCGATGTCAAAAGTTATTACACCCGAAGCAATCATTTCGTACCCGCATGTGTTCGAACCGCAGACACCTCCGGGTGCAACTGAGCCAGTCTATTCCTGCTGTCTTGTATTCCCTGACGGCACTGACATGTCCGAACTTAAAGCGACGGCTGCTGCTGTGGCCAAGGAGAAGTGGGGAGACAAGACTAAATCGTTGATGGAGGGTGGCAAAATCCGTATGCCTTTCCGCAACGACGGCGAAGAGAAGGGCTACCCTGAAGGCTCGGTCTTTATGAACGTCAAGTCGAAGCAGGCCCCCGGTGTTGTTAGCAAGTTTGCTGGCGATAACGGCAAGCCCGCTCCGATTACCGACCCTAAAGAAATCTACCCCGGTGCGAAGGTCCGTGCCTCGCTGCGCGCTTATGCGTACAGCGTGAACGGCAACAACGGCGTTGCGTTTTCTCTGGGCAATCTTCAGAAGGTGGGTGATGGCCAACGTATGGATGGCCGTCTGTCCGCTGCGGACGAGTTCACTGCGACGGAGCGTCCGTCCGCAGACATCTCAGATTTGGATGACCTTTTGTGAGTTAAGTAAAAGGGGGAGACCAAGGAGTATGGAAGTCGCTTTGGTCTCCCTCAATCTAACGCCTCGGATATCATCTGAGCTTTTTTGGCTAAAGTCTTAGCCACAATCTCATCAACAGAATTGACAAGGCCGAACGTTCGCACGATGACGGGCTTTGTCTGGCCTATGCGATGGCAACGCTTAGCCGCCTGTGCGTTTACCGCCGGAACCCAGTCCATCTCGACAAACGCCACCTGACTTGCGGCCGTCAACGTGATGGCTGTTGAGCAGGCCGTGATCTGGCCGATGAAGACACGCACCTTTGGGTCGGTCTGGAAGTTATCAATCGCGGCCTGACGGTCTGCCGTTGGCATACCCCCTGCAACCACCACGGGATTGAAGTCCTTCAGCCTATCGTAAAGTGTCTGGATTGCGTCGGTGTGGTAGGCGAAGATAACGATCTTGTCATAGGCATCATCAGCCAATTCACCAGCTATCTGTGTGGCGATGGGCGCTGCCTTGGCCGCACCGGTCAGCCGTCTTAATGACGCGATATGCGGGGCGATGCTTTCAATCTCAGCAGCCAAGTCCTGCCCGGTAAGCGAATGCGCGAGGATCATATCGACCGCTTCGGCTTGGCGTGGGTCGTCGATGTGTTTCCTGTCGCTCCAGTTTTCAATCTCGACTGGTGCAGATTGCCACCATATTGGTGGTAAATCTTTCAGCACAACCTCACCCTTACGGCGGAGCATCATAGCTTTCAGCACGGTCTTGAACTCTTCCATGCGCTCGGCCTTGTTGCCGAGAACCTGAAGGCCGAACTGGCCGCTCCAAGTCTTGCAGAAATACATCGTATATTCGGTAAAGTTTAGAGGGTACTGCCAAATCGCCTTGAGATGCGTCCAGAAATCACTGACGTTATTAGGAATGGGAGTACCACTAAGCAGCCAAACACGATCAGCAAAACGAACAAGCCCATCGCCGCGACAGTACTGACCATACAGATACTTTGTGCGCTTAGCAGTACGGTTCTTGAGATAATGCGCTTCATCCAAAACAAGAACGTCTGGCTCAAACTTTGCGATCTCATTGCGAACCTCCTTCGACTGTGTGATTTTATCGTAGCTAAAGACTTTGACTTCGCGCTCGACGGTTCCCCATTTCTCGAACTCACGCCGCCAGTTAATCTTAGCAATAGCCGGGCAAACCACGACGACCTTTGTCAAGCCGAGTATATCACAGGCTGCGATAACTTGAAGTGTCTTTCCAAGGCCCTGCTCATCGGCAAGGAACGCGGCGGGGTTCTTACAAAGAAAGTCTGCGCCGACTTTTTGGTAATCGAATAGGTGGTTCATCTTCCCTCTCTCCGGCGTAACAAGCAAGAAGCGCAGCCTCCGCCCGTCCGTCGTCCTTTTTCCGTGCGAAAAGATGGGCGTAATCCGGGAACAACTCTTGTGCCCGCTGACGACTGCCGTCCTTCCCTCCGAACGTGCGCATAGACTTAATCCAAGTTGCAGGCGGGATCAACTCAAAAGGTACAGACAGGCCAGCAAGAACACCTTCGACGATACCAGCGGCACGGCCAAAGCTAAACATCGAGGACACACCTTGGCCCGGCATGGCGTGAACCTTCTCGATAAGGGCTTTGATTTCGCCAGTTACATGTGGACGCAGGCTATCCGCCAGCATGTGGGCGTCAACCTGATTGACGACACGCGGCCCGCGCTTGACTTTAAGAGTAGGCATGTCGATGACGACAAGTTCTCGGCTATCCTTATCCAGAATAGCGACAGCCCCGAACGCGCCGGGGTCAATTCCCATGAACTTCATGGGCGATGTGTATAGTATTAGAAGCTAGTTCGCAAGTGACTGCGTGGCCCCAAAGACTTACGGTGGCGAAGCCCGTCGGGTTTGTGGCGACGCTTGGACTTTGGCTGCGGCCGCCATGACATATCTTTGACACCACTCTTCTTGGCCATTACTCGCCTTTCGTATAGACCTTATAGTCGCCGGGATCGGTGAACTGAGCGCCGACAGGAAGCGCGTCGTACTGTTCTTGGCTCTTCATAAGAGGGGCCTTGCTTAACTGGCGAAGAAGTTCCGGCGCGCCCATGCCCGTGCGAGATTGAAATTCGCGGGTGAGCATGATTTTCTCTTCGCGTTTCATGGATTTGTATCGCTTGAGTAGAGCAAGTTCCGGGTTTTCCGCGTTGAACTTAGCGTTGGCAGCCTCACGCGCTTTGGAATAAAGTTCTTTTATCGCTGCGGACTTGCCAACATTATCGAGGTTTTGATACTCAGGAGACCGCAACAACGGTGCGATCCCGCGCTCGGCGATGATACCTAGTTCGCGGTTAACAAGGCGGTCGGTGTCAACATCGCCAGTATTGGACCCCATTTTATAAGGTGCAATACCCAGACGATCCAACTCGCTCTCGACAATGTTCTTAGCTGGGCGGATTGTAACGCCGAGAAGCTGACGCAGTGCTGGGTCCTCTGTGGTCATCGGACCTTCGCGTGTCGGGCTTTCCCCTTCAGGAATATCAAGCGCCCGTTGTGCACCCGGAATTGATCTAGTCAGGGTTCCGAGGAAGCTGCCCTTCGTATCTCGGTAGACGGCCTCTTCCGGATTGTATTGGGCGTAAAAATCTTTAAGCCCTTGCATCGGCGTAAAGATGGCCGAGCCGTAATCAGCGGCAAACTTACCGATAATATCCAGATATTTTTTGGGGTCCGATCCTGCGTCGGTAAGGTCTTTGATGAACTCATCGATAACATACAAGCCGGTACCCGCTCGGAACTGAGAGCCGGTTACCGCTTGAAAAATTTCTTTAGCGTCGATTGCTTGGTCAAGCGTTTGGCCGTTTAGTTTGCCGTCGTTGTACCGCTTCAAAATATCCGCAACAAGAAGGTACTGCGGGAGCGGAAAATAGGCCTTCATGTCCACGACGCGACCATCCGGCAACTTGGCTTCGCTCCACTTCTCACCGGCTGCGTCGCTGTCGCGGAACAGATATGCCGCGCCAATCAAGCCAGTGCCGACGATAGCCTTGGACAAAACTTCAGGATCACCGGCCATCATAGCATCGCGGTTCTTTTTTGACAGAAGACGCGCTACACCCAGTGGGTTATACTCGGCCTGAAAACGTATGGCGGAAACCATAAAGCGGGGGAACGGCGCAATCGTCACACCTGCGGGGCCAAGTGCCTCGACTGTACGAATAAAACCATCCGCAACTTTACCCATAGCGTGATCAGTTTTTGGCGCGGCCCCGTAGGTAAAGTCCATCGTCTCCCGAAGCGCCGCGTCGATGGCGTCTTGCGGAATTTCGTCGAGACGTTGCGTGTCTACAATATCGTCGATGCTCATACCGCGACGAGTTAATTCTCGACGTAGATAAACCGGGAACATCATGTTGCGTGTTGTTGTTTCGGTAACTCGGTTCACCAAGTTAAGGGTGTTGACGACCTTCTCGACTTTACCAAATTTGTCTTTAGCCACACCACCTGCAACATCCGCCGCGTATGTGGCGTTTAAGTCTTTGACAACCTTTGGGTAGTATGTGCGAAGCTGTTCGTAGAACTGCTTATTGCGTGCGGGTTGGAAGCGATCAGTAAGAACAGCAAATGCATCCATCGCACGCGTCCCAACCGGATCGTTCCGAAATGGGTTTGTAGCTGCGTTGATTGCGGTCGATGTGAGTGAAGTAGCCATGTCGATTGGTAGGCGCACAAGGGAACCCCATGTATTGCGCATGGTCGTAGCAAGCTGTGAAACCATGAGGCCACGCGTTGCGTCGGTCGTGCGCTTCCACAAGCTAAGTTCGTCCGGCGTTTTCACGCCAGCTTGCGCGACATCCGCCGCTTCTTTCGGGATATACCTACTCATCACCATGCGGGCGCGAAGAACACGCGCCGCTTCGGTTGCCGTTTGCTGCGAACCAGCCACGAAGTCCGTTAAATCTTCAGGATCAATCCCGGCCTGCTTCGCAAGTTCAAGGGTACGCTCCATAGGAAGTGTACCCGCGTTGAAGTGCATGAAGAAGAAGTCTTTAAGCGGAAGTTTTTCTGGGCGGGTTAGGCCCGTCTCTTTGAGGTAGTCAGTCTCAAAGCGCAGAACTTTATCTGTCACTTCTTGCGTAGCAATAGGCCGCGTCTGGCCCTTCCCGCCTAACGCTTCAATACCGGCCTTGCCCTGTTCTTCGGACATACGAGTACGAGGCACAACAGGGGCAGGCGCGACAGGCGTGGCAACTGCGGCCATCTCTGGGGTGAGCGCAGTCTCCGGAACCGCAGCCGCAACTTCCTCTGCAACCGCGCCGGGGCCAGTAGTAAAGCGGCTGGCAGCCGCGTTAAATGCTGGCGCGACACGAGTGGCAACGGCCTGAAGTGGTTTAGCCACAAACGGAAGAGCGGTAGCCCCCGCGATTAAATAATCCGTACCTGTTCCGCGACCTACTAAAACGTCACCGATAGCACGTTCGGTTTCTTCAACGCCGAGTAGACCTTCGGTAAAGGTTTTGAGATTTCGGACTACATCTTGGCCGTACAGGGCCGCGTCGCGTTCATCGAAACCGGGAAGCAGATCAGCTACAGTCGCAACACCGGAGGCAAGTTTGTCGTAGAGGCCTCCCGTAATTGTAGTCGGGGTGTACGCTTTTAATTCCGGCTGCCGGTTCGCAATGAGACTAATCTCTTCGCTTGGCGTGGCAATCTGCGTCTGATCAAAAGGTACTGCTGGCGAACGTGCGACAATAGGAGCCGCAAGTATTGGGCCTTTATAATTTTGTGCAATCCAAGCGTCGGCGGCAGCTTTAAGTTCGTCATCATTGCTGAGCGACGTTACACCGGGAAGCGTTATCCTCTCCCCAGTGGTAGGAATTTCCAGAAATACTGGTTCGCCTTTCGGCTTCTCCTCAGCCATTTAAAATCCTACTTTTTTGTAACAAAAACGGGCTTGCCGGTTGCAGGTGGTAAAACACCGGCAAAACCATAAGGATTGGCGGGTGCTGGCGCTCTTTGGCCAGTGTCAATTTGAATACGAGGGTTCTTTGTGTTGATCCCAATGATACGGCCATCCTCTGTGCGTTGCAACGAGAAGGTCCCGCCACTGCCGCCACCACCTTCACGCGCCCGCGCATCGGCCCTTGCCATTTCTTGACGGCGTAGACCGAGGCTCTCGCGCTGGTATGCGTTCATGCGCTTCGGTACTGACATAATAAGTTCGTTTGTATCTTCGTTATAAATTTCTACAGCGTCACCCGCATCAATCTCGCGTGTCTTGGGCGGCATCTTCTGGTCTGTAATGACAAATGAGCCATCGTTAAATGTCAGTCGGATATTGCCTGTTGCGGGGTCGCGGTCACGGTTAAACACTTGCTTCTGTCGGAACGCTTCTTCCTGCACAATCTTAAATGCCTCTGCCGGATCAGCATTCTCAAGAACGCCGCGCTTTTCCTCTGGCAACGCCGAGGCGTACTGCTTAACGAATGCGCGCTGCTGCGCTTCTTGCTGCGCCGACTGTTGCAACTGTGCAATTTTAAGTTGCGCGTTCAGCTTTTCCATTTGTTGATTGCGAACATTCTGGAGAACAGCAGACGGATCAGCAGCGCCACGGCTACCTGCGGCCTGAAGCACTTGGCCGAGCGCAGTTATTTTTTCGCCAGTTGATAGCCTGCCGATACCGCCGCTCATGAGAGCCTGCATATCTTGAATGTACTTTGCCGTTGGCGAAAGCTGAGGCTCGGCTGAAGCGGCCATTGGCGCGACAGCTTGTGGAGCCATAGCAGGCATAATGCGAGGAGCCACCGCCGCGCCACCCGGAGGGGTGCGGTTTGGAATGACTGACTGCATCAGAATTTCCATAGGGGTAGCCATCTAATTAACCACCTTTTCCAAATAGACTGAGGAGAGTACCAATCGTGGACGCAGCCGTTCCAACTTGGCCGAGCGTTGACTGGCCCGGCTGGGTTGTCGTTTGCGTCATTGGCGATGGAAGACCCTGCGAACCCATGAGCAAAGTCTGAAGCTGCTGCTGCGGGAAACCGCGCTGTTCGAGGAAGTCCTTGTATGCCAGATCGAGGTTCTGCTGGGCCATGCCGCGCTGCGCTTGGCCTGTACCCTGAAGCATCGCGGCGTACGCCTGCTGATTGCCAAGCGCCTGTTGGCCGTAGCCGGACAAGGCTTGTGCACCCGCAAGCTGCTGTGCTGGCAGACCCTGTGCAAACCCAGCGGCTTGCGTGTATCCCTGATTATACAGGTTCGCCAGCGTTTGAGCCGTATTCAAATCCTCTTGGCCTGCAAGCTGCGCTTCATAAACGCCACGGCGTTCGTTGCCGAATGCACGCGATGAAGCCATCTGAGCCTTGGTCGCAGCGTCACGTTCAGCGCGGTTCTGTGCTAGACGGGCCATCGTGGCGTCGATGACGTTGGTCTGGAACGGCGACATGAAGCCGGAGACATCTTGCTGAAACTGCTGCGGCGTGTAGCCTGCTGCGCGCTGGGCTACTTCAGTAGCCTGTTGAAGTTGCGGCATACCAACTTGCTGGGTCGCAGCGTTAATCGCGGTCTGAAACGCCTGCTCTTCAGCGGGTCGGAACTGCGCTATGCGCGGGCCACCGTACGCCTGATACGGAATAGACGCAACTTGCTGTGCGGCTCCATAGTTACGCGCCAGAATATCCTGAATGAACGGATTGAGCGCCTGTGCAGTAGTAGTAGTTGTCGTCGCCATTATGATCCCCTAGTGGACACGCCACCAATTCCTTCGTTATTAACACAAAACAAAATAGATTGACAGCCCATTACTGCTGAACCTGTGTCACTGCAACATGGGCAGATGGTATTGATGGGTGGAAGGCAGTCGAAGCAACATTCGTTGGCTGAAGCCCTGTGTCGTCTACCGCCCACATCAACTCAACATAGTCATTTGCGGCCAAGGACACGAAGTCATTAATCGCTAGAACCGCATACCCGCCGCTGTCCTTTAACGAGCCAACAGCCGAACTTGATCCAATGTCTGTCGTGCCATTTTTCTTGAGCCACATCCACGCAGACTTGGCGTTAGAGTTACTAGATGAGAACTGGATACGGGCCGCAAAGTTATAGAGGCCGCTATGCGCCGCTGTCAGGCGCGTTGTGGGGCTTCCGGTTAACGAGATACCCTCCGCAATTACGGTCGTGTCCCAGCCCAGCGCATAGGCGGTGTTGGCAGCGGCGGGAGTAATCGTGGTGTTCTTAGTGAACTGGCCGTTATAATATTGTTGTTCAATCGTGGGCCGAACAAACAACTCTCCGTCCGTTGTTCCGACTTTAAGGACGGCTGCAACGGGAACGACGTTATCGGGCGAGGTCGGCTTTGTTTTTGTTAACGCTCCAGCCGTTGTCGGTGACGCGTAAAGAATATCGCCAAGCGAAAACGAACTTGTGTTGATGCCAGAGATATGCCCCCAGACAGTGCAATAGCCGACAGTCCCGTTGTCCGGTAGATCGTGCGCCATGATCCCAAGTATATACAGCGTGGGCGTTGCGCCGTCGGCAAGGTATTTCGTGACAATCAGCGTGTTATTCGCACTAGCGCCAGCGAACCCGACAACTGTTCCTTTTGGCAGCGTCGAGCCTGTGTTGTTCTGGACACGGGCGAATGTCTCAAGACCAATCTGCTGGATCACGCCTTCGCCCATGCCAAGGTTAAGCGTTTCGTCCGTTGAGTTCCACGACAGAGAGCCTTCAGTCGGCGTGTGGGTGTCAGTTGTAACGAACTGCATATCCGAAGCGATCAGCTTCGCGGGCTGATACACGCCGACATCTTCACCCTTGACGTAAGCGCCCTGCGCAAAAGCCTCAATAAGACGATTGCGTTGCGCGTCGTAGTTGGGGCTGTAGTCTGCCGGTGCTGGCGGTAACTTTAATCTCATCGACGACCGCCCGGTATTGCGTTGAGGCGCTGCG